GTTGTCTCTCTGATTAGAGAAGATGTAACTAGAGAACCGTGCATTGCACTGAAGAGTGAACCACCGAACATACCTGCTACACCTGCCATATGGAAGGGATGCATTAGTATGTTGTGCTCTGCTTGGAACACAAACATAAAGTTGAACGTACCTGAGATTCCTAGAGGCATACCATCAGAGAAAGATCCCTGACCAAATGGATACACTAAGAACACAGCAAATGCTGCAGATACTGGAGCACTATATGCTACACAAATCCAAGGTCTCATACCTAAGCGGTATGATAGTTCCCACTGTCTGCCCATGTAAGCAGAAATTCCAATAAGGAAGTGGAAGATAACGAGTTGATAAGGACCACCGTTATATAACCATTCGTCTACGGTTGCTGCTTCCCATATAGGATAGAAGTGTAAACCGATAGCGTTGGATGAAGGTACAACAGCACCAGAAATGATGTTGTTACCATACATGAATGAACCAGCAACTGGTTCTCTGATTCCGTCGATATCGACTGGAGGTGCAGCAATAAATGCTACGATAAAACATGCTGCTGCTGTTAGCAAGCATGGGATCATGAGTACACCAAACCAACCAACATATAAACGGTTGTTAGTTGAGGTAACCCATTCGCAAAACTCTGGCCAACCTTGTAGTAGACCGCCTTGCTTTCTTGAAAGAGTTGTCATTAGGACGATTGTAAGTAGGGCTCCAAGGGTAGAAGCGAAACTTATTTCCAGTAATCCCTCACTACTGGATATGAAGACGTGATTTATCCTCCCTATAGGTCTTGGTTGAAGGGGAGCAAATATGGCATTTGTTACCAAACGCTGATTTATTTATATTAACATAACTTTACACAATTTGTCAACACCTACTCCCAATATTCATCTAATACTTCTAGAACATTAGTTAGTATTCTGTTTGCTGCCCCACGTTGGCGATCATCCCATTCTGGATACCATGTCTTTTCATAAAGACCAGTTTTCATCTTCATGACCTTACCTGTCATGATGACTTTATTTAAACGTCCGTTCACAGTTCATGTCTTCTAACTGATCCTTTGATATCATTTTCTTTTAGAAATGATTTAGCACCCCTCTGGGTATCAAAGTACTTAGCAAACCTAGGGTCAAGATCCCATGATGTAGCAGATATAAGATACTCTGTTCTGCCATCAACCTTTCTAGTGACCTTCCAGATCACAGTGTTTTCTTTATCTGTTGACATAATAATACTTATTGACTTTAATTATTTATCTGTTCTAAAATACTTGTTAATAACATCTATTTGATCCTGATACTTAGCAATCATATCTAATTCTCCCTCGATTGCTTCTACTATATTAGAATGTTCTCCTATACCTGCAGGATGCTCTAGATATATCTCAACATTTGCTTTATGTTTAGCAATGTCTCCCTTTGCATGTGCTAGAAGTGCTCCAATTAGTTGTTCTCTCATGTGTAGCATGTTAGTTTCGGTGTTTAATTTATATAGGACATGCAACAAGATGCTTTGAAAGTGTCTCGGCATATTGTTCTATTACTAAAGGTAATAGTCGATACTCTGCCCTTTGTATCCTGTGTGTCAAAGTTTCTACTGTATCGGTTTTTGATATATGAACCCTTGATTGACTTATTATATCACCTCCGTCAAGCTCTTCATTAACATAATGAACAGTACATCCAGTAACATTATCACCTGACTCTAGTGCTTGTTCGACAGCATGTAAACCCTTATAACTTGGTAGTAATGAAGGGTGTACATTTATCATAGGAGCAGGAAACTTAGATGGATTCTTAATCACTCTCATGTAACCTGCTAAAACTATAAGATCAACATTCCATGCTTCAAAGAGTTTAATCATATCCTCTTCATTCTTATGGGAAATGTAGCAATATGGTATACCAAATTTTGCTGCTCGTTTTATAGCACCACATTTCTTTTTGTTGGTTATCATTAACACAACTTCGTGTGACCTTACGGTTCTAATAATGTTCTCGAAATTAGTACCATTTCCAGAACACATAACTCCTATTCTCATATTAGTATGTTCCTCTATACAACCATGAATCATCGTTTGCATCACGATGTAGTTTTTCGTTTCGTTCATCAAGAACTTCATTAATAAGTTCTTTCAGTTCTACCTTAAGAGCATCCGTTAAGATGTTTATCTTAGGTGGTACATAATCTGGGATAGCAGCACGTTGTTCTTCTAAACTTCTAGTACTACCTTTGCCTGTGTCATATGACATCCCTTGAGTGTCAATCTTATCATTCGACATGTATAACACCCTTCATACCTGCACCAGCATGAGGATCACACTGGAAGTAATAGTCACCTGCTTTCTCAAAAGTAAGATCGAACGTTTCACCTGTTGCAAAAGCTAGGTCTCCATGAGACATCTCTTGGTAAGGTTCATCGAATATAACATTGTGTGGAGGCAGTTCGTTATTAACAAACGTAACTGTATCTCCAACATTAATTGTTAGTTCACAGGGTTCAAAAACTAGCATACCGCCAGAACCCATTTGTATTTCAGCAGCATATGCATTTGCTGCTAGAGTAAATGATAGTAGTACTGCTACTAACATTGTAGTTAATCTAGACATCCACCACATAATTTCGTGTTTGTATTTTGTAATTGTGCTCATAACTCTACACCCATAGTGCAGTAGTCAATAAAAGAAGGATGCTCCCTTAAACCAGGAACATCCTCTTTCGTATTCTTTATTGCTTCGTATGCATCTTTGGCATACTCGCAAATTTCGTAATGATTGTTTTGTTGGTCGTGATAACCGACTGTATAGTGGGACATGATTCCTTTCAACTCCACTGGTATCAGTACTAATTATACACCAACGATCTTATAACATCAAGTAATGTGTATGAATCCTCATGCACCTGATGGAACGTAGGCAGGGATTAACTTTCCACCACCTCCATCGTCATCATCGTCATTGTCATTGTTAATGGCACGTAGAAATAATTCTAGTACAACTACTATTGAGAAAGGGTAGAAACACCATAATATTGCTTTCCATGCAGGGAAAGATTCTACTGCAAAATCTGCCATTAGTACATTACACCTGTTAATGTACTGACGCTTGCTGCTACCATAAAAATGTATGGTACAACTTTAAGTGGCACAGGATATCTAGTCATTAGAATTGACCAAAGAACATGTGTCCTGTTAGAACGTCTGATGTTGCTGCTGCAACTAGACCTAGCATTGCTAATCTACCGTTCCATTTTTCTGCCCATAGTTTCTGGGTCTTGTCAGAGATTCTCTCTTCGTTTTTAATTTGCTTTGCCATTAGAAGATACCTGGAATAATTTGACCTGTTGTAGCGTATGCTCCGATTGCTGCAACGAAACCAATCATTGCCATCCAACCGTTAAACTTTTCTGCTTCTGGTGTCATTAGAATACTCCTGGAATGATTTGACCTGTTGTTAGATAGGAACCTAATGCTGCTATGATTCCGATCATTGCCCATCTTCCATTTTGAAGTTCAGCGTTTTCGTTCATTGTTCTTAGATTAAAGGGATAGAATTTAAAGAGACCTTGTGCCGACTACACAATGCCTGGAATTACCCATCCGAAGACGGTGTAGTTAAAGATTGCTGCAAAGAATCCAACCATCGCTAGGCGACCATTGGTTAGTTCAGCACGTTGCCAGTAATTACCTTCTTGGTCTATTACTTCTATAGGAGGTTCGATAGAATAGATGTTCTGTCTACCACCATCTTCAGTAAAAGTACCTCTGGTTCTGGCTGTTGATGAAGTCATGTGTCGTTTTGTTAAGAAACGTTACACAATTATATAGTAAATATTAAACTCTGTCAAGTATGCTGTGTCAGATCTGTGACTGTCTTGCGATTTCTTTATGATTGCTATAGGTTTTACTTATGTAATCCTCATGATGTAGCACAGGGCAAGGTACTTAGATCTAATATCAATAGAATCTCCATTACCTTTTGGTTGTATAGTTATCCCTGTTGTATTACCATTTATAGTAATTCCAGTTGTTTTAGTGTCAGTGTTACCTGTATTGTTTACGTTACCATCACTACCTACACCAACGTTTCTAGGTTCAGCATAATTAGCTCTACCCACACCATCAAGAGTAGTATGAAAGTGACCATTATCAGTTATACCATGACCATGACCAGGATCATTGAAATCATGGTTGTGTTGTGGCATTTGACCTTCAGTTAACTGAATAGAGTTGCTACCAGCATCATCACCTTTATTTGCTGTTGATGGATTAGAACTACTACCTACACCTAATACAAATCTATCTCTTAGATCAGGTGTTCCATTATCACCATCACATATTGCCCAGTTAGTTAATGCTTCTGCTGCAGCAACAGTTCCAGACCACATTATAATACCACCTACTGGTACAAAGGAATTTGTTAAGTTAGTAGTAAGAGAACCAGCATCTAATACGTTGTCTCCTATCGCTTCTTTTGGTAATTTATAAACCATTATAACACTCTGATAATGAACGCTAATGCATAATATGGAGGTAGTATACTAAATGACTGACCCATAGTACCACCTTGATCTCCTGTAACACCACTAAGACCATGATCGTGTGATGCATCCATACTAAAACCAGCAACAGGACTATTGGAAGAACTTTCTGTTATGTTATTGTTTCCATCCAATTCTTTTGTGAATACACCACTACATGTTCCTTGTGATCTAAAACCTTCACCTATTCTTCTAACGTCACCTGTTATAGATCTATTGTCAACTGATAAAGTTCCTTTAGTGTGAGTGTGACTTGGTATGTTTGCTGTTCCTAAAGTTTTAGTTGCTTCACCACCTTCAGCATCTGGATTATATGAAGTACCTGCACCAATTATAAACTTATCTCTTAGGTCAGGTCTACCTGATTGCCCATCACATAACTCCCATGCAGTAAGGTTGGCAATATCTGCAACACTACCTGACCACATTATAATACCACCGACAGGTACTAAAGCATTCTTTACATCATCTGCAAGTAGTGCTTGAGTAACGTTCGATGGTTCAATTGCATTTGTTGGTAACTTATATACCATTGTCTGAACTTATTTTATTTCTATTTATCTTTCTTATCAAAGATAAAAGGACCATTCTCAGATCCCCAAACTTGTTTACCATTCTTATCTATACCACCATCAATAACCACGTAGTAATTAGGTCCTAACTCTACTCTACTAACAAGTTCAGCACCCTTTACCATAAC